ATCTGGGGACGGTAAAACAACAATGAAAGACATCTTGATAGGCCGAGGTGTTATCAAAAAAAAGAAAAAGAAAAAGAAGGAGAAAACTATGCCAGGCATGATGAAAGAGAAAACCATGATGAAACGTGGTGGAATGGCTAAAAAGAAAGCCATGAAAAAGAAAAAGAAACGCGTTATGAAAAGAGGCGGTGGCATGATGAAACCCAAAATGATGGGTGGAGGCATGGCTAAAAAGAAAATGATGAAGCGCGGAGGTCGCGCTAAGTAATGGCAAAGCGCCCAGGCTTATATGCAAACATCTTAGCTAAGAAACGTAGAATCAAAGCTGGCTCGAAAGAGAAGATGAGAAAAAAAGGAGCCAAGGGCGCGCCAACTGCAGCTAACTTTAAAAGAGCTGCACAAACGGCGAGGAAAAATAAATGACAAAACTTTGTCCAAGAGGTAAAGCAGCAGCTAAAAGAAAATTTAAAGTTTATCCTAGTGCATATGCAAATGCGTACGCTTCAAAAATATGTGCAGGTAAAATTAAAGATCCCTCTGGTGTAAAGAGAAAAGATTTTCGTGGTAGCAAAGCCAAGGGTGGTTTAGTTGCAGCGACAAAAAGATTAAAAGCACAAGGTTTAAAAAATGGTGGACGTGTAGCAAGAGGTTGTGGTGCTATCATGGCTAATCGAAAAAAAGTAACAAAGTTCGCGTAATATGTCTGGGCACAAAGGACTAGACAAATGGTTCAAACAAGATTGGGTAGACATAGGCTCCAAGAAAAAAGGTGGAGGCTTTGCAAAGTGCGGTCGATCAAAACAAAAGAAAGACGCTAAAAGAAAATATCCTAAGTGTGTGCCAAGAGCAAAAGCAAACAGAATGACAGAAAGTCAAAGACGTTCTGCTGTTTCTAGAAAAAGATCTAAAGCACAAGGTGTAGGTGGCAAACCAACTAACGTAAAAACTTTTGCAGGTAGAAAAAAAGCAGCTGACGGAGGTTACATTGGTTCTTTTTTAGACTTAAATGTTGATGGTCAAAAAGTTGGCAACCCAAGTCTTAAAAAATATTACGAAGGAATGGTGTAATGGCCGACCCAAAGGTAGGCACAGGTAAAAAACCAAAAGGTTCAGGGAGGAGACTATATACAGATGAAAATCCAAAGGACACTGTACGTATTGCGTTCGCGACTCCGCAAGACGCCAGGAAGACTGTGGCGAAGGTTAAAAAGGTATCTAAGCCGTTTGCTCGCAAAATACAAATCTTAACAGTTGGTGAACAACGTGCCAAAGTTATGGGCAAGACACAGGTAGCCAGCATATTCAAACGAGGTAAAGATGCCATCAGAAAAGCACATAATCGTAAAAGGAAAAAAGTATAAGAAGTCACCACTTAAAGACTCACCTCGTAAGCGCAAACTAGTAAAGGGGTTGATGAAAGCCCGTAGAGATGTTAAAACTGCATTAGACAAAAAGAACGCTAAGTCTGAGCGCAACGCACGCAATCGTGTACAAAAATACAAAGTATTATTAGGAGAACGCAGTGGCAAGAAAAAGAGATAAAATGCCAGCTAGAAATAAAAAGAACTTTCGTCCTACGAAAGCGGGCGCAGGTATGACACGCGCTGGTGTTGCTGCGTATAGAAGAGCAAACCCAGGAAGTAAATTAAAAACAGCAGTGACAGGCAAAGTTAAACCTGGTAGTAAAGCTGCAAAGAGACGTAAATCATTTTGTGCAAGAAGTGCAGGACAAATGAAAAAGTTTCCAAAGGCTGCAAAAGATCCTAATTCAAGATTAAGACAAGCGCGTAAGCGTTGGAAGTGTTGACAAACAATGGGGGGATGGATGAAACATTTTATTTTAGCTTTGGCAATCTCAATGTTCTTGGGTGCGTTTGCAATAAATTTTGCAATAGCAGACGTAACTGGTGCAGGAGCTACAACTAATACACAATCAACCACAGGATCATCAGCTACAAACACTGCAATCACTGGTGGCTATCACAGTGAGGCAACAACAAATTATCAATCAGGTTCGTCATCATCTACAACCACAAATAATTCTACAACAAACAATAATAATAGCTACACAGGCGACACCAGGACTGTGCCATCAGCATCAGCTCCAGGTATATCTGCAATGTCACAAGATCTTTGCACTGTTGGTGTAGGACTCGGTATACAAAAGCCATTGATAGGTGGCAGCATTGGTATCACAAAGCGTGATATGAATTGTGAAAGAATGAAACTATCTAAATTATTATTTGATTTTAACATGAAAGTTGCGGCTGTATCTATACTCTGTCAAGACAGCAGAGTCTTTTCAGCTATGGCCCATGCTGGCACACCGTGTCCGTTCAACGGCAAGATTGGTGACGAGGCATTAGATGAATGGAATAAATACGACAAACAAAGACCAGACTACGAAGAGTATGTAGCGGCACTAAGATACATGGAGAGAGTAGACAATGAAATACTGGAGGATATAGATGCTAAGGATAAGTATATTCTTGATAGCAATGGTGAGCCTACTAATATTCTCCGTCAGTAATGCAACAGAAGTAATCTTAGAGGACACACCCAATGTTGGTGACACTACAACCATTACAACCATAACATCTGGTAATCCTGCAACCACTGGCAACTTAGTTTCACAAGATTTTGATGATGGCAGCTGGATAGGCACTATGTTTCCTGACAGCTCTGACATCAACGAGTCAACATGGTTGACCGGTAAAGACGGCAAGTATGCAGAAACAACGATAGACTCTGACGATCATTTATCATTAGAAGAACTACAACTTGGTTTTACATCTACCTTTGGTGCACAGATACGTTGGTGGAATCCTGTCGAGTCAACAGTCACACTTACACAAACTGCAACCAATGGCGTTGATACAACAACACAGAGCACAACATTTCATGACACAACAAACCATAACTATCAAACCAACCCATATTCTAATCAGCTCACACTTGCACCAGACCCACAAAACCAACACGGCACACTCACTGTAAGATTTAGTTTTGATATACAGGGCAATAAAAACTATAACAACGGGCATGCAGGGGTGGATGTGCGGGACCCAGTGGTCACTGTTGATTACAACACACTGTCAAGCACCACTTCTACAAGTGTTGTGTATTGTTGGCAAAAGAACCCACCGACATGTCCTGGTCAAGACGAGATAGAAGATGTGCAAGAACAGTTAGAACAGTTTGAGTTGATGGAGTTTACGATACCGGAGGATATATTTCTTGCACCACCACCAGATATTGAATACTCATTCAATCCTGTTATTGAGGAGATAGATATTGTAGAAGAGTTTGAGATTATACCCATGGATGAATTTTTTTTTGAACCTGAGTATATCGAAGAAATTGTCATGGAAGAATTTATTCCAGTCGATGTTGTCCTGGTTGAAGATGTAATGTTTGAAGAGCTGCCTCCGATGGAGGAGGTATACATGGAAGAAATAGTTATGGAGGAGATGTTTACAGAAGAATTTACAGAGGAGATGCAAGAAGAGTTTATCGAAGAAGTCTTTGAAGAAGTTGTTATGGAAACAGAACCTGAACCCATCGAAGAAGAACCAATACAAGAGGAAATAATAAATGAAGAAATTGCAGAGCAACCCAGTAGCGAAGAAGTTGTTACAGACGAACCAGCACCGACAGCAGAGATTGCCAAACAAGAAGAGGCAATCCAGGAGCCAACTCAAGAACAACCTAGCTCAGATGTGGAAGTTGATCTAGACATAAAAGTTGCAGCCATAGAGAAGGCCATACAAAGCAAGATAAAAAACGAAATGCAGAGAGTCAGTGTGACGCTCGATGTAATCAATGAAGTTGTGTCTCGTGAGATGACATCCACACAGGCTGACATCTCTAGCTATTTCAACACAAATACTGCTTTGTTTGATACACGTCAGCTACCCAGCGGTGACCCAGCGTTCTTCCTACAGGCCAGTCTTGCAAGCTACGATAAAACCATATATGCTACACAGGCGAGCATTGCAGGTACAGACCCTGTAGTACAGCATCAGATTAAGATGCAGGAATACAAAAAGAATACTAGCGATGCATACAGAAATCTTATGGAGTTATTAAATGCAAGAAATGTTCAATAAATTATCTTCTTACGCTGCACTCATTGGTGTGATTGGCGCCATCGGTGGTGGCTTCATGGCGTGGGGTGAGTTCAACAACCGTATTGCACAACTAGAGAACCAAGAGTTTGTAATAAATGAAACTGTTGATCTATCCACCACAAATGAAAAGATAGAAACTTTAATTAAAGCAATAGAAGCTATCAAAGCAGACACTAAAATAAACGACGCAGCGATTAAGTTTCTTGATGCAAAACTAGAAGAGTTAAAGGCATCACTAGATAATCCGTTATTGTAATGAAAAGGTTAGATGTCGATGAAAACACCGCAATCTCGATGCCGGTTCGTAACTTACTCACTATTATTGGTGCTTGTCTTGTGGGTGCTTGGTTCGGCTTTGGGGTTCTTGAGCGACTTAATTCTATTGAATCAGATCTAAGGTTGATACACAAAGATTTAGAAGCTGCTAATACTTTTATAGATTCTGTGCCCAAAGGCGGCATGGTCAGTCCACAGGTCCAAGAGCTGTACATGCTCGTGGAGTACCTTGGTGAGAACGTAGATAAGTTAAAAGAACAAATGGAAGCAGAGATACCAATGATACTAAAGAATGATATGGTTATACAATTCCATGAGGAAAGATTAATAGATTTGGAGTCAAAACAAAATGGAGTCCATTAAAGTTGTATTTGCAATACTGATGATACAGAACGGTTCAACAATTGAGATGGTGCCAACTGATGGCCTCAGCGACTGTCTCAAGCAGAAACGTATCATCGCCAGAAATATCGGAGAAGAACAGCAGGGAATATACATGAACTGCCGCGAGGTCGAGGCTGTCGTATACGAAGACATGGGCCGACTTAAAATTAAAAAGATCATAGAATGATCTTGTAATCAAAAGTAAATTAACTTATCTTTACGCCATGGGTTTACCCAAACAATTATCAGAACAACAAAAGAAATTTGCGGAGCTATTGGTCTACAATGAAGGACGTAAGACACCAACTGAATGCGCTTTGGAAGCAGGCTATGCTGAAGGGTCAGCACATGTACGGGCGTCTGAACTCCGCAATGCAAACAAATACCCACTCGTCGTCAAATACATTGGCGAACTCAGAGAAGAGATACAAAAGAAATACGAGATCACTTTTGAGAAACACATCACAGAACTCGGTCGTATACGCCAAGAAGCTTTGGCAAAAGGAGCTTTCTCAGCAGCTACAAATGCGGAAGTTGCGAGAGGAAAAGCAGCAGGATTATACATCGAACAGAAAATAATTAGAACAGGCAAGCTCGAGGACATGTCAATAGAAGAACTTGAGGCAAAAATGAAGCGTATTTATGACGAGAATAAGACGTTGATAGAAGGAGAATATACACTTGGCAAAGAAGAGTAAGCTATACAGCGAACATATTGCAGGCCCAAAGAAGAGAACATCTATTGGACAGAGTGTAAGATCCAGACCCAAGAACAAACACAAACGTAGAAATTTCAAAAAATATAGAGGACAAGGAAAGAGACGATGAAGAAAATAAATCTAGCTAGCCCAACAGAGAAGCAACTAAAGACAGGCTATCTCAACTACAACACCAACATGGTTGTGCAGATACTGCAGAACTTTTGCAAGAGCCCTGAGGGTGCTAACGCAGGCGTCATGCTGGTGTTGCCAGACGGTAGAAACCCTATGCAAAAGGAGTTTAACATCAAAGAAATTAAGTTGGTTGAGAACAAACTTATCAATGCTGCAGAGAAATATCGTTGCGTTATTCTCGTTGAATAATTACTGTGAAAGCTGAGTCAAAACTTTGGCAAAAAGTTAAGAAAAGTACACCTAATATTTTATGGACACGCATTGAATCTTGGGCATCTTTTGGCTTTCCTGACCTAGTTGGGTACGCTGAAAAGCGTGGCTTTTTTACAGTTGAGTTAAAAGTAACAAAAAGTAACAAAGTGACGTTCTCACCATACCAAGTTGCGTTCCATGTGAAGCATCCTAC